ATTTACTAATAATCACTTGGAGGTAAAGTAATGGGTAAAGGAAGCGCACCTAGACCTTTTACAGATAGGGAAGTATTTGAGTCTAACTTTGATAAAATATTTAGGTCTAAAAAGCCAAGTGATGATATATCACCACATACACTTGAATACGAATACGAACTCAATAAATCTACAGGTAATGTAGAAAAGACATATTCTAGGATAGATGTTATTTCTCAGAATGGTAACGAAGGATTGCATTATCCTGAGTCTTTAGAGCAAGGCACATCTAAACCTAACGAAAGTCAATTTAATGGCGAGTAAATCACCTACGCAATTATCATTAGCTAAATTACGAGAAGAAGGGTATACTGTAGCTGTAGTAGAACATTGGAACGCATTTGCTAGAATAAGACAAGACTTATTTGGTTTTATAGATTTACTAGCATTAAAAGGCAAAGAAGTATTAGCAGTACAAACAACGTCAGCAAGTAACATGAGTGCTAGATGTAAAAAAATAGCAGATCACGAAAACGTAAGTGCAGTTCGTGAAGCAGGTTGGACTATACATGTGCATGGTTGGCACCAGAATGATAAAAGGAAATGGATTTGCAAAGTGAAAGACATCTCGTGAAAGAAAAGATATTATCTTATCTTACAGAACCACGAACAATAAATGACGTAGCAGAACATATACAATCTAACTATCCTATTACAAAGAATATACTTGTAGAGATGAGAGATGCAAATGTTATTCATGCTTACAAAGATAATCAAAATAGGTTAATGCACTATTACGTGCCACAACCACATCCATTACAAACTATATTTGGGCATACAGTAAACTTTACGAATGACCAGATAAAAAGCGTTACAAGTCATAACGCAGATACAGCAAAACATAACTTGCAACACAAGACTACACAAGAAACTTATGGAGAAAGCGTAGCATATACGATATCAAGATATGATTAGTATGGAGCGTTTAATGTCTATTATGGATGATTGGGCTTTATGGATGAAATCAGATAACCATAAGTTAGGTTATCCATCTAAAAGCATAGGTATGTCATCTGGTGGTGAATCAACTAGTGATGTGTTTGAAGATATGTGTACTGCTCAAGATATGTCTAACGTAAGAACTATCCATGCTATCATACATAGCTTAGAAAAAGAACAGCAAAAAGCAATATATGCTAGATATTTAGATGCTAAAAAACCATTAGCATATCCATTTAAACTTGAGTTAGCATTTGATAATTTATTAACAATAGCTGGTAGACGAATAAACGCATAAACTTGTTGCACAAAACCACTGTTTTGGTGTATAATACCGCTTATATGGGCATTCCCTGTCCGTTAATAACGTAATACCATAAAGCCTGACTGCACTCTCTCCGTGGTTGGGCTTTTTCTTTTATATGAAACTATCTATTTGCACTACATGCGGAACACCGTATGATGAAACAGGCTATGATAAATGCCCTGATTGTCAATACGACCACAGATTTATTAAGTTAAGGAAAAGTTATGAAGAAGCCAACAACGAAAAAAGGCAAGATGGCGAAAGTCAGCAAAGTGATGAAGGAATTTAAAACAGGTTCATTACATTCAGGTAAAGGTGGTAAAGTAGTAAAATCTCCTAAACAAGCTATCGCTATTGCACTTAGCGAAGCAGGTATGTCTAAAAAGAAAGGTAAATAATTATGCCAATGGTCGGAATGAAAAAATTTGCTTACACAGAAAAAGGTAAGAAAGAAGCTAAAGAATACGCAAAGAAAACAGGTAAAGCTATGGCTGCTAAACCTATGAAGAAGGCTGCTAAACGTGGCAAGTAAACCAGGTTTATGGGCTAACATCCATGCTAAGCGTAAAAGAATAGCAGCAGGCTCAGGTGAAAAGATGCGTAAGCCAGGTACAAAAGGCGCACCTACAGCTAAAGCTCTAAAACAATCAGCAAAGCCAGTTAAAAAGAAATGAGTGTCTGGCAAAAGAAAGCAGGTAAGAACCCTAAAGGCGGTTTAAACGCTAAAGGTCGTGCATCTTACAATAAAGAAACAGGTGGTAATCTAAAGCCACCAGTCAAGTCAGGTGATAATCCTAGACGTGCATCATTCTTAGCTCGTATGGGTAATATGCCAGGACCAGAACGTAAACCTAACGGTGAACCAACAAGATTATTATTATCTCTAAAAGCATGGGGAGCATCTAGTAAAGCAGATGCAAAAGCAAAGGCAAAAGCTATAAGCTCACGTAACAAAAAGAAATGAATTGGTTATACATACTCTTAGCTGTTATAGCTGACATAGCACTATTAGTGAATGTATGGCATCATTGGTAACAAAATAAGGCGAAAAGGGTAGCTCCCCTTCCATGCTAATTCATGGATAGCCTCTTTATAAACCTAATTAGAGGTAAACATGATTACACAAGAAGAATTAAAAGAACTATTAAATTACAATCCAGAAACAGGCATCTTTACTTATAAAAAGAAAAGAGCTAAATGTACACCAGGTAAAATAGCTGGTACATATCATGTTAATGGATATACTCATATTCAATTAAACAGAAAAATATATAAAGCACATAGATTAGCATGGCTTTATGTTTATGGATATTTTCCACAGTTTATAGACCATATCAATTGTGATAGAGGCGACAATAGATTGTGTAATTTAAGAGAAGCAACATTAACACAAAATAATCAAAACACTAAAATTAGTAAGAATAATACATCAGGTGTTAAAGGTGTAGCTTGGCATAAAGGCGCAAAAAAATGGTGCGCAACAATGGATGCTAATGGCAAAAGAATGTATCTTGGATTATTTACGGATTTAGAATTAGCAAAGTTAGTTATAGATGAAGCTCGTGCTAAATATCATGGAAATTTTGTAAATAATGGATAATAGATTAAACATCTTTGTTGGTTTTGACGGAAAAGTTGAACCGGTAGCTTATGCAGTATTCTGCCAAAGCGTAATTGAGCATTCATCAATACCTGTTAGCTTTACGCCAATGGCTTTAAATACATTATCTGAGTATACAGAAACTCATAAGGATGGAAGCAATGCTTTCATTTATTCACGTTTTTTAGTGCCTTATCTTTGTGGGTTTAAAGGCATGGCTTTATGGGTTGATGGCGATATGCTAGTAAGGTCAGATGTTGCAGAACTATTATGGGAGTTTGAACAAGACGAAGCTGTTAAAGTAGTAAAACATTATTACCAAACTAAGCACCCTATTAAATATCTAGGTGCAAAGAACGAAGATTACCCAAAGAAAAATTGGTCATCAGTTATGCTTTGGAATTGTGGGCATCATCTAAACAAACAATTAACACCTAAATTTGTACAAGAACAAACAGGTAAATACCTACACAGATTTGAATGGCTAAAGTATCCTGAAGAACAAGTAGGTAAGCTAGACGAAACATGGAACTGGCTAGAAACAGAATACGAATACAATCCAGATGCTAAACTAGTGCATCACACATTAGGAACACCATGCTTTAAAGACTATCAGAATACAGACTATAGTCAAGAATGGTGGGACACATACAAACGAATGATATATCCTCTAAAAGGAAAAGATAAAGAAAGCGAACTATGAACTTCTTAGACTATTTAGTAAATGCTATGACAGGTGGACAACCTAGCGCACAAGAACTAGAGATGCGTAAAATGGCACAACAAGGAGCTAAAGAACAAGCAGTTCAATCTTTATTAGGTACAGGTAATGCTTCTATTCCTAGTCAAGGTGGTTTATTAGCTACTAACTATCCTAATCCATACGGTTTACGTTCTTTTGTAAAGCCAGATGGTACATACGGTGGTGAGATGATGCCAAAGACTACAGGATGGCAAGGTCTTATTCCTAGTTTAAATGGTGGTTATATTACAGAATACTCATTAGGTGGTAATACTCCTAAAGAACCATTCTATCCTATGGTCACTCAAGATATGACACCACAGATGATAAAGAATACTCAATTACTAGAAGCTGGTCTATTATCACAAAATAGTCCTGAAGCAAGAGCTTTAAAAGAAAACGCATACAAACAATACTTGAAACTAAACAAACAAGGAAAGTCAGCATTTAAAGATTATAATTAGAGGGCAACCAACCTATTAGGAGTTGCAAAATCATGGACATAGAAGAACGTAAAAAACTAGCAGCAGAACGTAGCTCAGAAGCTAACAAAGGCAATACGCATTCTAGTAAAATCAATAGGTTAGCAGCAGAAACACTTAAACGAGTATTAATACAAGAAGAAGCTATAAGATTGCGTAATGTTGCAGAGGCATTAGTTGCTAAAGCAGAAAGCGGTGATGTATCAGCCATAAAAGAAGTATTTGATCGCATGGATGGTAAATCAGTAGCAACTACAGAAATTACAGGGTTAGATGGTTCTAACTTACCTATTAGCATTGCAATAGACTTCGTAAAGCCAAAAGATGAAGGTTAATGCAACATTCCCTGATAAATTAGATTTTCTATTTGAGCCACATAGATATAAGGTGGCTTACGGTGGTCGTGGATCTGGGAAGTCATGGTCTATGGCAAGAGCATTGCTTATAAAAGCAGCTAATGAGCCAACACGTGTATTATGCGCACGTGAAATACAAAAGTCTATCAAGCAGTCAGTACATACATTACTTAATGACCAAATACAGTCTTTAGGTCTAGGAGCTTTCTATGAAGTCTTGGAAGCAGAGATTAGAGGTATTAATGGTAGTACATTTAGCTTTACTGGGTTGGCTACTAATACTGTGGAAAGTATTAAGTCTTTTGAAGGATGTGATATTGTCTGGGTGGAAGAGGCACAAACGGTATCAAAGAAGTCGTGGGATATTCTTATTCCTACAATACGTAAACCAAACTCAGAAATCTGGGTAAGTTTTAACCCTAACATAGATACAGACGATACATACCAAAGATTCGTAGTAGAACCACCAGAGAACGCTAAAGTAGTCAAGGTTAATTATACAGATAATCCTTGGTTTCCAGATGTTTTGGAGACGGAACGCCAACACAGTTTAAAGACTAACCCTGACTATGCAAACATCTGGGAAGGTGATTGTAAGGCTGCTGTAGATGGTGCTATCTATGCTAACGAGATACGTGAAGCACAAGAGAATGGTCGTATTACTACTGTTCCTTATGATCCAATGCTCAAGGTTCATGTAGTGTTTGACTTAGGCTTTAATGACTCTATGTCTATTATCTTATGTCAACGTGGTATATCTGATATACGTATCATTGGTTATATAGAAGATGACCATAGAACACTAGACAGCTTCTCATCTGAACTCAAGAACTTTAATTACAATTGGGGTAAGATGTTCCTACCACATGATGGTAAAACAAAAGATTACAAATATGGATTATCAGCAGAAGATATAATGAGAAAGCAAGGTTGGGATGTACGCATTATCCCAATAGCAAGTATAGAATCAGGTATTAAACTAGCAAGAATGCACTTTCATAAGTGTTACTTTGATAAGAGTACAAGTAGATTGCTAGAGTGTTTAAAGAATTATAAGAGATCAATTAACTCTGCCACAAACGAACCAGGCGCACCTTTACATGACGAATACTCTCATGGTGCAGACGCATTTAGATATATGGCTACATCTGTAGATCAAATGAAGAATGAGTCTTGGGGTGGTGAGAAAATCCAATATACGAACCGAGGAATAGTGTAAATGAAGTTACAAGACATGGAAATCATAGCTCGTGTAGAAGCTGAAGAGAACATTGCGTATGGTGTCAATGACTCTGCATTATCTAACGACAGAGCTGCTGCAATTGACTACTACCTAGGTCAACCTTTCGGTAACGAAGAAGAAGGTCGTTCACAAGTAGTTAGCTATGACGTACAAGATACGATTGAAGCTGCATTACCACAATTACTTAAAGTATTTGTAGCTGGTGATAAGGTTGTTCAGTTTGATCCTAAAGGTCCTGAAGATCAAGAAGCAGCAGAACAAGAAACAGATTACATTAACCACCTCGTGATGGAAAAGAACGAAGGGTTTAAGATATTCTACGTATGGTTTAAAGACGCATTACTCTCTAAGAATGGCTATGTAAAAGTCTATGCTGAAGAAGAGGAAGAAATAGAAGAATACGAGTATCAAGGTTTAACTGACGCACAACTACAAATGTTGGCTTCAGATGAGAATACAGAAGTATTAGAGCATACTGCATACGCTGACCCATCTGTCAATATGGATGTTGTTTACCAACAAGCAGCAATGAATGGTGTAGATCCAATGTCAGTTATGCAACCTATGTTACATGACGTTAAACTCAAAGTCACAGAGAAAAAGACAGAGATTAACATTGAGAACGTAGCACCTGAAAACATGATGGTATCTGTAGAAGTATCAGGTCCTAATCTACAAGACGCTAGATTCGTTCAACATAGAGAAGTGATGCAATTGTCAGATATTGCAGAAACATTTGACAAGCCACTAGAATACATCAAGTCTATCATGTCAGACTTACGTGATACGTTTGAAGAAGAATCTAAT